GTGAGAGTTCCTTGCTAAAGGGATTATCCGGACCGAGAACACACCTTTTGGGCGTTTCCGATGTTTGTTAACAATTACACGTGCCTGTCACGTGCCTACCATACACTTCTATACGTCGTCCATTAATAGCAAGTGCAGCCAACCATGAAAAGTTGGTCTTATGTCCATCCAGTCAGCTCGTTGCTGAGATACCCGAACGTTCGGTACCTCACGCTTCGGTTTGTGAGTGAAATAGTATTGCATCCAATCATAATCAAAATAGTTGCTGCCAAAAAACGACGCAGCCTCCACATCCCGATCAGTCGGAGGGGAGTCCCAAAATTTTCGGACCTCCTCGATGTTACTCTCGACCTCTTGGGCCTTCGCATCTTTAAACACCATCCATTGGTACTTACCTACACTGTAATTCGTTTCAGTGCGGGTCGTGCCGTATAAACCTCTTAATTGCTTCTCCGAGGATTTATAATACGGAGACTCTTCCTTCGGAGTCTTAACGCGAACATTACGCGCCCCATTCCCAAACATTTCGTCATACACAAATCGACGCACCTTCGCTAAGTCGCGATCGTCGTGTTCGTCTTTACTGGACATTGGTAGCCCCTGGCCAAACCAAGCCTCACGAACGAAGAGTGGAACTCCTCGCAAAATCAAATCTTGATTGAATTCGCGGTGTTCCAAAATCAGAAAATTTCGCTGCTGTCCCGTGAAACCACGCACTAAAGCGTGTGCACGTGCACCGACAGACTTACTCCGTTCATCTGTTTCTTCCAAACAGGATTTTTCCTTATCTCCCGATTTCTTGATTCCTAATAACAAACCGTAGTTTACGTATGGTACGTACTCCAACCAATCATCACGATCGGGGAGGTAATTAAACAACTCGGAGTTAATAACCAAAAAACACTCAGAAAAATAAGTCTTTCCGATCGACGGTGTCAAGCCAATTCGAATGGCACCATCCTCCCAACTATCACGCTGGAACTCATTGCATTGAAAAATACAATCATCACCGTTAATAATAACAGGTACATCGTCAAACTGAAGGTCCGGAAATACCGTATCCCAGATCAGTGCAAAATTAATCATGCACAAAATCGGGAACGATACCGGAGAACCCATCAGCTGACCACGTTCCTGTGGCAGAATTTCCGCCCATTCGGGTTCACCAACACCGAACTTCTTATCATACGTATAATAATGTCCCGTCATCGCACGACGAAACAATTCGCGATAATCATCCGGCATTACGGTCGCGTCCGCGATGGACTCGACACAGAAATTGGACAACTCTATCGCAAGATTGTCAGTTGCAGCCTTGTAATCGCCACTTAACCACTTATTGCCGACCTTCAATTTACCCAACACAGCTTGGATAAGTTTAGGATTTATGGCACCCTCCGGACATACCTGTCCAGCCGTATAACGACGATCTTTCGATAATCCACGAAAGAGTACATCCATTACCGGCCGAATCGCGGTATATGTGAGGGGCGGTCCTGCTGTTACAACACGAATCTTCAACGGTTCCGGCAGCGCTTGTGGAGCGCACAACGGCTTTTCCGCTAAAGAGGCTTTAACCAATTTTTCCTGCTTTGATCTCAACTCCGCAATAGAAGCATCATCCAACCGAATCTCTTTTTCTAAATCCGATTGGCGTTCTTCCATCTCATTGTTCATCAACCACCTGAGATTCTCCGGTTGAAAATTACCGGCACGAATGGCGCCCAATGCGCCCTCCTGCTTTCTTTTCCATCCAAAGTGCGATGAAGAGGATGGCCACGCGATTTCACTTTCCGCATACTCCACCTTCCGAAATAACTTCCTTACAACGACACCTAACTTTATCCTAACTGATTCGATCGCTAAAAGATCTGAATAGCAGCGGGACGTCGGTACTGTCATGGTCGAATAAGCTTTTACAACAGCTAATCGACAGGCAGCACGCGACGGACGAGGCATTCCTTTCTTCAACATAAGCAACGAGTACATAAAACTCATTGCATTACATCGAACAGCATCATCTAAACTATTAGTCTCCCTCTTCATTTTTTCAAAGAAAGAATAATACCCACCACCAACAAACACGTGTATCTTCTGACCGATAAACTCCGCTATTTCAAGCGGGACCTCGGGCAAAACAGAACCGGTACCCTGCGCAAATAATGCCGCAGTCTTCAACTTCAAATACGGGGTAAGTAATTCCCCAATTGACAGCCGATGAAGTAACGGAAACTCCTTGGACAAATGTCCCTCGGAAGCTTCTGTTACAACGTATCCGTAATGTCGATAAACATGCCGAAACAGGGCTAACGTACACATCGCGTCGTAGCAGTGTTTACATTCTCTTCGAATGGGACACTCTACAGCACGCAATTTACGCAGCTCAGGAACAGTAACATCTGTATCTGACTTTGATGTCAGCAGATAGCAATGGCCAGCACGGTGGTTAACCGCCCGGCTCATACTGTGTAGATTTTCTTTTGAAAAGGAT